TGCAATTGAAAGAGCAGCGACTGGGCGGGCGTTTGTTCGGTTTGCTTTGCGGCTTCCATTAGTCAAACCTCGCGATCTTAGTCTCACGGGTTGCACGGTCGCGAATTGCGGCGATCCCGTACTCATAAACGAACAACTCGAACCCCTCGAAGATGAAACGCGCCAACGGTGGCAATGCGTCGTCGTCTTCGTGTTCGCTTTGGTATGTCCCGTTGTGATCGTCCACGGTCCCGTTGAAGGGATAGCAGAACCCGCCGAACTGGTAGGCGTTATCCATGCCCGCCGCGATGGCGTCCAGTGTTAGCGGCGCGGCTTCGATGCAAGCTTGACAGAAAAAGTCGGGGATTATCCCGCAGGCTTCCGCCAGTTGTGCAGGCGTTGCCCCGCCTAGATCGTTATCGCTGGCCGGATTAAAAACCCGATCAAGTAGAATGTCCGAAGGTCGGACGTTTAAAGTATGAACGTTTGTCATATTATTTTCTCCGTAGTACCGGCGGCTTAATTGCCCCCGATATGGGATATTATAGGATAACTTTCTAAAAAGTAAAACCCCATAAAAAAAGCCCGCACAATGGCGGGCTTCGGTGGCGCTGGTTTGGCTTAGACTTCAAGCGATAATTCAAGCTCGACGTTTGAATAGTCCAAGCTAACGGCCACGTCACCGTCGCGGATCATATCCTTGACAATTTCGCGCACGGTTTCGTCGCTGGTGTTTTCTGTTTCCAGCCGCTGGGATATAGCGCGATCAATCCGCCGATCCAGCAAGGTTATAATATCGTCGCCGCTCGCATCGCGCAGGGTTTGAATTTCGGCGCTCATCTCGTTGATGCTACGCTCCAGCCGGTCGGCGTATTCCTTCAAGTTTTTGATATCCACCGCCGCCGCTCTAATATCCGCGCCGGTTGCGTCGCGTCCGGCTTCGATGCTATCCGCCGCAAGGCGGTCCAAGTAATCAATATCTGTTTTAACTTCGATCATTGTTAGTTCTCCGTAGGTTAAAGTTAAACGGCTTGCCCGCCGTCGTATGGGATTATATGGGATAACTTTATAGAAAGTAAACCCCCAACAAAAAAGCCCGCACAATGGCGGGCTTTCGTTTTGCGTTGTCGCTGGTGTTATGCGGCGACTTTATCCAGTAGCGCACCGGCTTTGCGTTCTACTTCAATGCGGGCGTCTTGGTGGGGAATGTCTCGCGCTATTGCGGTAATAGCCTGCGCGGCATCCCAAACGGTTTCGACTGGGCGGCCCTCTTCTTTCAAGTGTCGGGCGTTTGCGGCTTTCGCCATGCGTCCAGATAAACCGGCCCGCTTGCTCAAAAACTCTAGGCGGCTTTCATCGTCGTGCGCAATCTTGGCGGCTTTGGCAGCTTGGACGCCTTCAACAAATGTCGCGGTTGATCCATGCGCAAAGCTTTCCAATGCTGGGCGGGCTTCCATCGCGAAACGATCCGGCGCAAATTTAGTATGGCGGATTTTAATTTCTTGGAAATTTTCCACGCCCCAAAGGTTTCGATTCATACAAACCCCGCGCAGATACATGGCGGCAATGCCTGCCGTCTTGCTACCGGTTTCACTGTTCCAAGCATAAAAACCGCGGAACATTAAATCGGGCTCGCCGTTCGGCAGCTTACCGACTTCGATAGGATTGCGATCATCTACCAAGAAAACAAAAACGTCGCGGTCGCTGGCGAATAATGTAGTTGTATCCATCGTCACCGGCACGTCGGGATCGTAAACGGCTAAACCGTCGCGGCTTCCCGTCATCATGCCGGGCACCTTCCAACGTCCGCCGGATGCGTCAACCAATTGCTTGACCGGTTCTAATATTTCCCAGTCAAATATCCGGCCATAGTCTGGACCCGTCGCCGCACGTAGGTCGCCGCCGTCGGATTGGCTTCCGTATACCTTGACCAGTTCGCGGCCACGGTTATAGCGCAAACCCCATTGGATACAGTCCGCCGCCAATGGTGCGGGCAAGTCTTTAAGGTATCCGGCAGGCGCTCCCGATAGCTGGGACAATTGGCCAAAGCTCCAATTGGTTGGGGTGTTCACGTGGTCGCGGTTATTATCGTCGGCATATTCAATTCTCAAATCGCCGCGGCTTGGGTTTGCTTCGTCGAACTCGCCAACAATCTGGATTTTGTGAGTGTCAACCGTTCGGCTTGTCATGCGCTGCGCATCGTTCTTTTTAGTGGCCAGCATGTTATCCAACGTCAAAAACTTTTGATCGTCGGGGCGGCTAAACCATTGTGATGAAACCGCAGAATTGCCAATTCCGTGCGCGAATGCGTTAGTTGTATAAGTCATATTATGTTCTCCGTAAAAACAAAAACGGGGGCGGAATTGCTCCCGTCCCCATAATATCGCATAAAGTTATATATAGCGCAAGCTAATATTTAAAAAAGTTATTCCGCTCCAATGTCGCCCGCAACGTGGTGGCGGATAATACTGCGCGGCGGTAAAGACTTGGCAAACCGTTTTAACTTTTCGCCGTCGGTTTCGTCGGGTTGGTGGTGGTTGCTAGTCGCTACCCAATGCAATCGAACGTTTCCGCCATCGGCATAACATCCGCCGCGGGTATCTTGATCGGCGGCTTTATTCTTGGCAGCACCATGCGCAGTAAATCCAATAATAAAATCACGATCCAAACGTGCGCAAAGTGGATCGCCGTTGCCACAATCGCGGCAGCTAAATCCGTCGCGGTATTCTGCTGGGCATCGCACAATCTTTTTATTAAATGGCGCATCGCCCGATTTTTTACCTTGCCAGAATTTATCCGGGACCACGCAAACCGACGGGACGCCGTTATAAATTGACGCGGACGCAGCGCCCAACGTATCGGCGCTAAAATTAATCACGGTTTTACCTTTACGCAATTTTTTGCCCCAGCCATAAACGTTCGGATCAAAATGCGAGTAAGTAAACGATTGGCCTTTAGTCGGGACCGCATCCAATAGCGCGTCCAAATAATCGGCGTCAAGTTTGTTTGAACCTTTACCGCTGCAATTCATTTTGCAAGCCGCTGGGCAGGTCGCATATTTTTCCCCATCGCCCGCCCGATAAGTTACGGCGATGCCTTTAGTTTTTTCTGCTCTGCTAATTTCTACTGTCTTTAACATGGTTGCCCCCATAGTTGGTATAAGATTTATCGCATACCTTAACCAATAAAAAACCCGGCGTCAACCGGGCTTAATTTTTTACTTTTTTATCTCCGCCTACGTTTAACACGTTGTTGCGGTCTTTTTTGCGGGCGTGGTCTCCGCTGATCGCGTTCAAACTCCTCTACTGCGTCCGAACCATATCTAAGTTTTGCCCACCATCTTATTAAAAAAAACATTTATTAACCCCAATCTTTCTGTATGCCGTCTTCTTCGGCAGCGTTAAAGCCACGAGTATAAGCGGCTATTTCGTCAGCGCTCATATTAGCTAATTCTATTTTCTCACTACTATGCGTCGCGCCTTCAAAATAATGCGGATCGAATGCTCGCCCATAATAATAATCAGCACCCCCACGATCATATGGACCGCCATGGCGTTGGTCATAATGGCTCGGATCGAACCGGTCTTTTTCTAATGCTGTCATATTAACCTCCGTAGTTTTGTTGACTATGGGATGATATGCGATGTTGTGGGACAAATCAAGCTAAATATTTCTGACCAGTCTACTCGACCCTCCACATGGTGATATGGTTCAACTTTTAATCCTTCCATTTTCAGGTCTACCGCGTCCGCTCCTTTGTATAAAAAAAATTGTTCTGGCAGATTTTTTGTCTTGTGCTTTTTAACCATGACCCAAACGCTACCGTGCCCATAATTAGTTAGCCATGCTACTTGGTGGGGTCTCAGGTCTACCGCATTGCCTGCGGTTGCTTTCAATTCTACAAAGTGAAACTGTCCAAACTCATCTAACAAAACTACGTCAGGCACTCCGGGCATTGCCCACGTTTCTAACCGGGTTGCTTTAATGTTGCGTCCGGTTTTCTCCATCCCCGTCTTCATCTGCCTCCAGAAGTCGGCCTCTCGCTTTGTCGCGGTTTTGGGGATTGCTCTCTCCTTCGGGAGTAACGTCGATAGTGATCGGGGCATAGCTTTGTTTTATCTCCTTGAGTGCTTTCAGGACTTCATCTTTACTCATACTGTCGATGCTGCCTGTTCTTATTTCACTCTTACTTACATAGATGTCGCCTTGCGCTTGCCCGCGTCTATATTCGGCTTGGACGGCTGCACTATATGCGCCGTTGTTTAAAGCCATATCACGAATGGTTTGCAGGTCTCGCAAATGGCGTTGGTAGTTGACTCCAAATTTTTCATCCAGTTCTGCACGATAAGCTTGAATAGCATGTACTACGTGCGGGCTAATGTTCGGATTGGTTAGCTCATACGCTCTAGTGTGAGCGGAGCTTACGGGATAACCGGCATTAACAGCAGCTTCCCTCATTGTGATCTGCCCATCTTTAGAAACCAGTTCTTTTACAAACAGTTCCTGCTTGCGGGTCAAAGGTTGTGCTTTCGTTGCTCTGGGCCTTCCTGCCTTCTTCTTCACAGCAGGTGGTTGGGACTTAGGTGCAGGCATTTTAATTCTCCAGTTATTAACCGATAGTTTGCCACAACTTAGACCGCTTTAGTATATATAGACAAGAAAATAAAAATAAATGAAAAAACTTTTTGAGCCCTTATACGCAATCTTGCTATTTTGGTTACATAAACTTTTGTACGGTTACTTATTTGTTTTCTACTTATGTAACTGTATATCTCTATATATAACAAGGGTTTAACTGCTCCGGTTACACGGTTACACCGGTTACACCTATTTTCACTAAAAAATATTATTTCTTATTTATATCTCTATATATACAGAAACCCCGTTAACTATGTACCGTGAGCCGTGAATGTTGGATAATCCCAGACGGCCCGACCTCTGGCACTCCTAAAGCCGGTTTGCGATTTCGCATTCTGGGATCAAAGACTGGGGGTGGGCCACCGGTTATTTAAAAATCCAGACGGCCAATCCTGCAAGCAATCCACCTATTACAGCCATGATCGAATACTTATGTTCTTCGGTCCATGGTGTTTTGACGGGGGAAGCGTACTCATACCAGTGTGTATCGGTATCTTCAATTGGTGGGTTAGCCACGGCGTCTGCTGCGCTATGCGCTTTGACGTGATCTAGGACTGCGCCTTTTTTCCAACGGTTAACGAGCTTTGGTCCGCGGGTCGCGGTTGTTGGCACTTTGGTAGGTGCTGGGAACTCGCCTAGTTTGACCTTACGGTACACGGTTGGCTTGGACACGCCTGCTATTTCGCAGACTTCATCTATGGTTAGTAGTGCTTTCATGGTTTTCCTCTCTTAATTTTTTGCGTCGTTGAAACTCTCGTTCTTTATCTTGAACGATCAAGT